GAGGAATGTAAAGAGTAGTCTCAGGAAGAGCGTTACGTGGGGCGCATACTGCGGCTGGGACATCAGCTGCGGCACATGCACTGTCAACATCAGCGAATGAAGGATCAATCAAGTAGGTAAGCTGAGTGGTCTGGCCAACCATCTTGTTGTATCCGCGCTCCTGCTCAGCGGTAAGGGTAAGCTGATTCCAGATGTGCATCCAGTCTCCGTACTGTCTGTCGATGCGCTGGCCACCAATCTCAACCTCAACCATAGAGATAAGCTGCTCACCAGGGTAGTCCAACCAACGTGCGTAAGTCTTCTCGCACTGCTTAGGATCAGTTCCACAGCATCCCTCTTGGCCAATCTCTGGGAGAGTAACCTGAAGGTAGGTGCGGTATGCAAGATCACCATTTCTGGAGATAGTGCACTGGACACGGCGTCCGAAATCAGCCTGTCCGTTAAATGTCTGTTCAATAGATTCCATAGCAAAGTTAGTGTGTCTGCGGTAAGTCACTTTCCAGAAAGTGATCTGTGGGTTACCTGTAAGGTAAACGTCTTGTGCGCCATAGGCTACGAGCTGCATTAATCCACCTCCCATTTTGTTATACTATTGCTAAAGAAAAAAAAATTTTGATTTAACGTTTTAATTAATTTTAAATTATGCTTTCATACAGAAAAAATAATTATTAAATATGGTTTATTAATCATCTTGATTATTTTGATTTATTATTTTATTTATATTAAAATTATTTTCTAAAAATTTCTTTAAATAATTGTCTAAAAAAACCTCTTTTTTACCTTCATGATTTTTTGTAAAAATATAAACGTCTTTTTTCTTATTTATTTTCCATCCTTCTTCTAAAGCATTATAAAGAAATGCCATTTTATGTAGTTTAATTGGGTCTATTGATAAAGGAGATGTTAGATCTTGGCTAATATTCATTAGATTTTGGAGAGAAAATGAATATTAAAATTAACTTTATTAATAAATACATAATTAAATAAATAGCAATTTATTTATTTAATGCCGTCATTTAAGCCAAAGGCTAATAAAAAAATCATGGTATCTAAAAAGTCAAATGTTACTGTAGATAGTAAACATCAAGAAAAAATGAATGAATTTAAAAATATAGATGATGTGGTTATACCAAATTTAAAAAAAGAAAAGCAAAAATATAAAAAACTGCTAAAGAAAAAAAATATCACTCTTGATCAACAATTAGAATTGAAAGATAATATCAAAAAATGCAGTAAAAAAATCAAAGAATATGAAAAAAAAAGGAAAAATTATTTACTGGATAATTCAAAATATGTATTTGATTATTATGAAAAAAAGAAAGAATTAGCTGACGGTAATGATAGCAAAACAAAGGTACTTCATTCTTTTTTTAGTAAGACAACTGAAGTAAGTAAAACAAAAAAATCTGAAATTAATAATACACAGAAATATCTAACAAATATTGATGAATCTTTCATAAATATTAATGATTATCTACACCAACACGAAATTTGTGAAAAATGTGGTGGAGAATTAATTCCTGTTGAATCAGAGGGTGTTATGATTTGTAAAAAATGTTCAAATCAAATTAATTTTATTATTGAGCATGAAAAACCATCTTATAAAGAACCGCCTAAAGAGGTTTGTTTTTATGCATACAAAAGAATTAATCATTTCAGAGAAATATTAGCACAATTTCAAGCAAAAGAAACAACTCAAATTCCAGATGAAGTTTTACAAAATATTCGTTTGCAAATTAAAAAAGAAAGAATTACACTGAAACAAATGAGTAATAAAAAAGCGAAAGATATATTGAAAAAACTGGGTTACAATAAATATTATGAACATATTCCATTTATTAAAGATAAATTAGGAATAAAACCCCCAATTATGAAACCACAATTAGAAGAAACGTTATGTTCATTATTTATGGATATTCAAAAACCATATGCTAAACATTGTCCAGACGATAGAGTTAATTTTTTGAATTACTATTACGTTTTATACAAAATGTGCGAATTGTTAGGAGAAACACAATTTTTATCTTATTTTCCAATGTTAAAAGATCCAGTTAAAAGAATAGAACAAGATGACATATGGAAAAAAATTTGTAAAGAATTACACTGGGAATTTATACCTACGATATAATTTTTATTACAATGAATAATAATTATATAGAATTACTTAACGAGGGAATCCAACAAGATTGGCACCAATGCCGAATCCAGCACCAGAACGAGCTGAGACAGCCATGCTTGGTACGTAAGTATCTAAGATACTGAATGTAGCAGCAGCAGTCAATGCGATAAGCATAACTTCATCGAGTTTCATTGAGTGCTTAGGAATAGCATAGGCTGCGATAGCAACCATGATACCTTCAACGACGTATTTTACAATGCGTCTGACGAGTTCGCCAATGTCTAAAACTTGTCCCAATTGTCCGAGCATTTTATATAATTCATCAAGAAAAAAAAATATATATAACCAAAAAAATAGTTTAAAATAAGAAAGCTTAAAATAAACTATAATGGCACAAAAAAGTAATTATCAGAAGCAACTAAATAGTGATGGCACTAAAAATCCTAAATATGTTGATTTGCTTGAGGAAGATAAGCCAATTGCAGGGCAAAAATTCGTTTGCGTTTCTTTTGTTTCACCGGAAAAAATTCTAAAGCAAAAAGATACCTTTTACTTTGAACAATTCCTAAAACATTGGGATTTTTCTAAATCAACCCAGAAATTCACACAGTTTCTAAATTTCATGTCTTTTAAATATAATTTGAATTTTGATAAAGTTATGGCTGATTTTCAAGAATATACCAAATCAGAAGCTGATGACTTAGCAAAAACAAACATTGATGATGATTATAAAAACTTTTTAGATGCTAAAGAAGATGAGCTTGAACAAGAGTTTTTAGAACGATTTAATTTCCAAACCAGCACTAGAGGTATTAAGGTACGAGGTGCTTATCCTACACAACAAGAAGCAGAGCTAAGATGTAGAATGTTAAGAGAAGTAGATCCAAATCATGACGTGTATGTGGGACCTGTTGGAATGTGGATGCCATGGAACCCAGAAGCATACAAAACAGGTCGTGTTGAGTATTTGGAAGATGAATTGAATCAACTAATGCATGAGAAGAATCAAAACGAAAAAGACGCAAAGGTTGCTTTCGAGAAGCGTGTTAAAGAAGCAAAACGCGCTGCTATTGAAGAAAATGTGAAAATCGCCAAAGAAAGTGGAAATAAACTAACTCAGAATATCGATGCTGATGGCAATCTTGTAGGTGTTGCAAATATGAATACAACTGAAAGCGGTTTAGCTGATAATGTTTCATCAGCTGACATTCGTAAGGAACTATTTGAAGGTGCAAATATTCGAACACGCGAAGGAGACAAAAAGGAAAAAGAGATGCAAAAAGATTCAATACAAATGGAAGTAACTGAGAAAAAAGATTAAATAATTTATAAATTGATTTACAAAATTAATCTATAAATACAATAAAGATGACTGATAATTGCAAACCAAAGTTTACATTTAATGATAAACTTCCACCTATGACTAAAAAGGTTGAAGTTGATATGCCAGCTGAAAAAAAAGCACCGGCAGATGAAAAACCAAAACAAGAAAAGAAAAAGAAAAAGAAAAAACCGAAAAGATGCCAAATGGAAGGTTGTAGAAAGAAATTACCTATTACTGCCTATGATTGTCGATGTCAAAAAAGGTTTTGTAGTTTACATTCAAGCGCAGAAAGCCATAACTGCACATTTGACTATAAAGCCTTTCATAGAAAAAATTTAGAAAGTATGGGAGGATTAGGCGGTGGTAAGTTTGATAGAGTGGAAAACAGAGTTTAATTATTCTCGCCGGCGAAATGTTTTATCTGGATCTTTGTAAAATGTTTGGTTAACATTCGGCATAACATTAGTTAATAAGGCGTTTCTATTAGATGCTATTAGCATAGGAGGTGTTAGAGTTTGATGTTGACCTCTTCCCGATTTTTGATTTATCATCTGTGTATGTGATTGTCCTTGTGTTGTTTTAATGTTTGTTATTTTAGTTTCTCCGTCTAAATTTTGAAATGCTATTCTTGCGTTTGTTTCAGCAACATTTGGTTCATAGGTAAAAGTTATAATATGATCATGATTGATTAATCTAGACATTGTTGTATTTGATAATAAAATATTTCCCAAAGCTCTCTGCGCTTGAGATAGAGAGACATTACTGTTAGTACCTATATTATCATCATTGTCTATAGTAGCTCTAGATATAAGATGTGGCATTCCATCTTGATGCCACAGTCCATCAGTATTACCTATTATGGAAGGATGAACAGCAAAATTAACCATTATCAAACTAGCAAACCCTTTTGTTTCATTATTTGTTAATAAATTTGTTTTTTTCATTGTGTTAATTTGTTCTTTTAAGGATTGTTTTGCGAGTTCATTAATATTTTGATTATCCGGAAGATTTCTCGCTCTTGAGTCAGGATGTTCACCATCGCTATTTAAAACATCAAATAATTTAACATTTATTTCTTGTGTATTGTCATTTATAATTTCCCATTCTGCAAAAATTTCATAATAATTGTTATTACTTCCAAATCCTAAAATAGGTCTTTTTTTAAATGGAATTTGCGATAATTCTCGAGCTATTGTTTTAGTAGCACTATCTTCTGGAAAATCTATT